GCCCTTTTAGAGCTCCCAGCCTGCGGTGTCATATACATCGCTGATGACATGCCATCAGGCATGTTGCGTTCTACCCGATTGCACCCAGAAGTTCGGAGTTCGGACGATGTCCATCAAGAATAACCAGCAGATGACTCTTAGAGCCAGCGGCGTGGTTAGGACATCAGCCTTCAGCAGCTTCAGTGATTATGAAGTGCAAGGCTACACCAACTTCATGCAGTGGACCCAGAACCATCCGGGTCCGCCGTACAAGTTTGGTGGTCCGTGGTACATGACGAAGACTTGGGATTACGGCACTGTTGTGCACGCTAATACCAATCTCTGCCAAGGGGACGTAGTTCTAGGTTCCCGAAGCCAGCCCTTCACAGAGCTGTCGCCATACCAGGAGCTCACTGAGTCCGAAGAGACTGCCATTGGCACGAAACTTTGGAACTCAGCAAGACCCAACTCGCCCATCGTCGATGCCCCCGTAGCTTTAGGGGAACTATATCGCGATGGGATCCCGCGTGCGCCCGGCCTTTCGACCTGGCGCGAGACCACACGTTCTGCAAAGAACGCTGGCGACGAATACCTGAACGTTGAGTTCGGGTGGAAGCCGCTTGTGTCGGATTTGAAAAAGTTCGTCAAGGCTGTTCGCGATAGTCATAAGATTATCGAGAGCTACCGTGCGAACGCAAATCACGGCATTCTGAGGTCTAGGGGACTCCCCACACAACACGAAACGAAAACCTATACTGGGAACTTTGTAGTTCTCCCAAGTAAGGCCAACGTTTTCGCGAGTGGGGGCTCCACGGTGACCATTGAACAGAGAGTCTGGTTCAAGGGTCATTTCAAGTACTACCTCCCAACTGGGGATGATCTCCTCAGTAGGATGTACCGCTACTACAAATACGCCAACAAACTGTATGGCGTCCGGATTACTCCGGATGTAGTGTGGAACTTGGCTCCGTGGAGCTGGGCAGTCGACTGGTTCGTCGACGTTGGAACTGTTATCGAAAACATTTCCAGCATGGGACCAGACGGCGTGGCTGCTTTCGATGCGTGGTTGATGCATACTTCCCGAAAGGAAGTCACATCTTACGCAACCGTAAACAGCAAAGGCATCGTCGGACCTCTCACCCGGGTAACTGGGTGGGAGTACAAACGCCGACGAAAAGCCACACCATTCGGGTTCGGTCTGAGTTCTATCCAGGATTTCACTCCTCGACAGTACTCGATCGCCCTCGCCCTGGGACTCTCTCGGGGCGGCATGGGAACCCTGCAAGCTCGTTAATGCTTGCAGCATCCTCCAACCACCCACAACCACAACTGAATACAGTCATGGAAAGAGGCCATCATGGCACTGTCCGATCCGCAGTCTGTCACTATCAATGCTGTCGCCAACTCGCTTCCGCGTGTTGCGACCGGCCTGAACCAGAGCGAGTACAAGAAGGACGACGGAAACGTCATCCTCTCGATCTCGCACCAGTACGGCCGGCGCACGCGCCGCGCAGTGCGACTGCAGCACAAGAAGATCGCCACTGACCCGCTCATGAGCGGGATCAATGTCGAGGCCAGCATGTCGGTGACTCTCGTCATCGACACGCCTAAGACCGCGTTCTACACGAACACGGAGGCCAAGCAGATCGTGGACGCCTTGACGGCGTACCTCACTGCTTCATCTGGTGCGAAGGTCACCAATGTCCTCGGCGGGGAGTCCTAATAACACGCCCGGCCGGCGGAAGGGGAGGAAGAATCTTCCTCCACCTCTGCCTGCTTGGGTTGTTGTTATTGGGACTGTCTTTGCCTTGGATCATCTCTCCATCACCGGCCCTCTAGGGCTGATGCTGCAGAAGTGACCTGCAAGTGACACAAGGGTAGGACTTGTCAAGACAGGATTGACGACCACCTAGAAAGGGGTGGCATCATGAATAGCCTGACAAGCCTCGCACACGTCATGCTCAAGGATTTGGGCATGATGTGCAGCGTTGACACCGCCCGAGACGGCAAAACCGTCTCGGATCGCATCAAAGCTGAAGGTGAATCGTTCTTGACGATCACCTTGCCTGACTTTGGAAAGTCGCTCGAAAGAGCGTTGGACCAAAGTCAGGTAGCTGACGACCACTTCGTCGGTTTCCGACGAAATGGCGGGCTCCCCGCATTTCTGCGAGGTTTCCTTCAGCAGATCTTTGATGCAAAGAGTGGGACCCTGCTGGATGAACCAAGCGTGGAAGCCATCTTCGCCGTTCGCCAGTTCACACTAGCGTTTGGCAAGATTTTCGAGCTCCCGACACCCCGTCGTAAGCGAGATGCCATGCGTCAATTCATCCAGACAGAACAGGAAGTGAGAGCACATGTCCAGAACGTTGAGACTCGGGTCCTTTCTGTCCAGGGAGCAATTCCTGGACACGAAGGACTATGGGGTCGAAGGCCTGTTCCTCTACACGAGGCCAGGCATCGTTCCCTCAGACCCGGTATATCTCTGGGTCAGTCTCACGGACATGACATTCCTGGTGCACTCGGCTGGGGAGAACTCATTGCTGATCGCAATGATTCCCTCGGACGAATGCGCCGACTGCTCCCAAAATGGGAGAAATGTCGTGTGCTCCTGTATGAAGGGATACTTGGACCCTTTGACTCTCTCCTATGGAGAGGTCGAGGATCTGAGATTCTCTCTCCGCAGCACGGCCCGGGCGCGACAGCTGATCGCCGAAAAGGTAATGGAAAATACCTCTTCGACGAGTGGCCTAGTCGGCTGGAGGATGAGTTCCCATTCACAGAATGGGCCATCCCCCGCAGATCCCTCTGGGATCTCCAGGACCGAGTCACCTTCCTGACCCCGGAACAAGAGTGGCCTGTAAAGGTCACCGCGGTTCCTAAGACGGCCAAGACACCTCGTATCATAGCAGAAGAGCCTACTGCGATGCAATACATCCAGCAGGCCCTGCACCGATACCTGGTCGATGCCCTTGAGAGTAATCCTCTCACGGGCCCGATGATCGGCTTCCTAGATCAAAACCCTAATCGGGTGATGGCTAGGCAAGGATCCTTAGATGGATCCTTGGCGACACTCGATCTGAGTGAAGCTTCCGATCGTGTCTCGAATCTGCATGTAGTGCAAATGCTAGCACCGTGGCCGACCTTCTCTAGGTCGTCACAAGCTTGCAGGAGCACCAAGGCAGACGTTCCTGGTTACGGCGTCGTGCCGCTAGCCAAGTTCGCGTCGATGGGGTCGGCGTTGACATTCCCAATTGAAGCTATGCTCTTTCTGAGCATTGTCTTAGCTTCGATTGCGTCAACGTCTGGGTCCCGCCTCACCAGCAACTTCTTCATGAAGATGCATGGTAAGGTGCGCGTCTTCGGGGACGACATCGTCGTTCCCGCAGAATTCGCTGAGTCAGTGTCTGCCGATCTTGAGGCTTTTGGTCTCAAGGTCAACAGCGGCAAATCTTTCTGGACTGGCTTGTTCAGAGAGAGTTGCGGTGGAGATTACTATGCCGGCCATGACGTTGGAATTGTCAAGGTTCGGCGGCGTTTTCCCCGCACACTGAAGGATGCAGAAGAAGTTGTCTCACTGGTTTCTCTTCGAAATCAGTTCTACGAGACAGGCCTGTGGAAGACGGCAGGCTGGTTGGATTCACAGATCGTGAGAGTACTTCCCCACTATCCGATCGTCGAACCAACCTCTTCCATTCTGGGCCGGTGGAGCTACTCTTTTCCCTATCAAGCGGAAAAGATGCACGCCGATAGACAAAGTCCTCAAGTTCAGGGCTATGTCCAAGCGAGTAAGCTTCCAGAGAATCCTCTGGATGACTACCCCGCCCTCATGAAGTGGTTCTTGGTCAGAGACAAGGCGCCTTCTGGCGACCCTCTATCAAAGGATCACCTTCTGCGTTCTGGTCGTCCGTTTGCGACCCACTTAAACAAGCGGTGGAGCCAGCCTTATTAGTAAGGCTGCTGTGCTCGTGCTTCGGCGCGAGACGAAGGAGGCGGTGCCTCCTCCGTAGAGAGATTTCTTTGTTCGTTTCCCC